TTGAATCTTATTAAAACTTTTCTCCTTTTAATTTTATGTACTTTATTCATAACTGCTTGTGGCAAAGCAGAAAACACATCCACAAGTAACTCCAGTAAAAAAGAAGAAAGCATTGAAACTAAAGAAAAATTAAATGTAAAGATCACCTTGAATAAAAAAATTAAAGACAATAAAAAGATTCTCATTAGCGGAAAAAGCAATTTGCCTAAAAATACAGAAATAGATATTTACTTAGAGCCACCAAATTCTGCTCATTACGATCAACGTGTAACGGTTAAAGATGGTGGTTTGTTTGAATATGAATTTTCTAATGAAGAAGGAGTGGAGTTTGAAGGCGGAAATTATACTGTTTATGTAGAAACCGCACCCGATCATCATCAAACTGATGCTGTTAGAGAGATTTTTGGAGAAAATGGAGCTAACCTTGTAGGTTCTAATGTAAGCGATGATTATATTGATCATAGAGCTACTGCTGAAATTAATTTTAAAATTAAGAACTCCTCAAAAGTTAAACAAAAAAGTAAGAAAGACAATGCTGCAGAAGTTACTAAAAAGAAGGATGAAGAACTGTCTACTTTGAAAAGTGAGGCGGAATATGAAATTGAATCTATTGTAGAGGATAATTACAAGGCTGCCTCAATTGAAAAGATCGAAATTAATCAAGATATGAGTACTGACCAAGATAACAAACTAATCGCTCTTGTTTACCTGTCGTTTGATTTTAAAAATTCTGCTCAAACTTCTTATAATATGGTGGAAATGTTTAGTGATGATTTAGCTTCAAAAATTGGAACTGACAATAATACGATTAACCAAATCGCTGTATTTTGGAAAGTTCCTTATATAGATGAATATGAAACATTAGCTAAATTCTCATACGAACGTTCAGGAGAATATATGATAATCACTGATAAAGTATCTTCTTTAAGGTAACCCTTCGACTTGAAGGGTTTTTTATTTACGTTTATAATCGAACGTACATTCTATTCAGGAGGTGCTTTATGACTGATCTTGAAAGAAAGTTATATCGAATCATCTATAATATGAACCGATTCCGCAAGAATCCTACAATGAATGATCTTAAAAGGAAGACAGGCATGGATGAGGTATCTATAAGAAAAGCAGTTAAAAACCTAATGTCTCGAAAAGAGCTTGAATGGAATAAGGAGAAAAAAGAGTGGCGATTTTAGTATCTCCAAAGACACCAATACTTTTTAAAATTGAACTTGGTTTCGAACAATTGTGAGTTTTGAAAAGCCCCTCTGAACAATAGAATTTTTTAAATAAAAAATGGCAAATAAGGAATTTTAATGTCTATTAAGTTGAATAAACAATTGACTTCACCTATAATTTGCTATTTATACAGGGAAAATAACATTATAAAAAAACCATATTTTTATAAAGTTAACAAATACCTATTGACATATACAATCAATAAATATATTATTTTACTTGTACAGGGTACGAGTTGGATTTGCTATGGCAAAGTTTAATTGCGTACAAGATGACGAGAACCACATGAATCGTTTAACAACAAAATATTTATGTTAAACGTACTCTGTCACACAACCACGTTGATTATTAGTTAATATTAGAGGTTAGATTTAAAAAAAGACTAGGTGGGGGCCTAGTCTTTTTTTGTTTGAAAAATATAAGTTTTTGGGTATATAAAGTTTAAAGCTGCAGTATAATATAAGTGAGTTAGTTCTCCCGGTTAGCTGAGCGCCAATTGGAAACACAATACACAAACAAAAAATTGGGGGTTGCCTATGTATCCGGTATTCGAACATTACTCACTTGTTCTTACATTTTAATTTGTTTCCATGGCAGGTTAAAAAAGACTGTGAAAATACGGGATGACTGATATTCCCACCCACCCGTAAAGCCAACTCAAAGTTTTGAGTCCAACTACAACACGGTAAACCCACTTACCGATTGTTTTCATTCGTTCAATTCTTGCCTGTCCATTCTCTTGAGATGTTTCTTGGTTTTTCTGTTTCATTCCACCACTCCTATTAGTTAATTTTAGAGTGGCGCCCGCTTAGTGTTATCCAACATATGTATTATATCAGAAATATTGTATATTGCTATATTTATCTTGCAATAAAGGTAACATTTTCTTTTTTAAAAATTGTTATAGACAAATATATATATAGAAATGTTTTACGCATCTTTTAAAAAGCCCTCCAATAAGGAAGGGCTTTTCATTTTACTTTTGTTTAACCTGAACGTATTTAGATGCAGCTGTGATATAAAGACCTGATTTAAGCTTATACATTTTTGACCCGTTAACCGTCACAGTCTTATCAATCGTAAATGCTTCACCAGGTTTCACCTTTTTGTGCTTTGCTGACCAATTTGGCTTATCATAGACCCATAGCCATCCGTCCGCATTCGGCTTCACCACGGCCATTTTAATGCCTTTTGGTGATGGTTTATTAGTTGGTTTTGTCTTATTTGAAGAGGATACCTTTTTTAAACCGACGGCCACCGCGATACCTTCTGCGTGTCCCTCGGCCAACAAATTCAGAAACGCATCTTGTTTCAGCAACGCGGCATCTTCTTTGCGGTCAATGAAAAGGTTCTCTGTTAGGATTGCTGGCATTTTTGTCTCTCTTAATACAGCAAGATTTTTAGACTTTTTCCCGCGGTCTGATGTTTTTGCTTTGATCTTGTTATAAATAGAATCGTGTACCATCTTTTGCTGCTTGCCTGTGCCGGATGATGCAGATAATTTATCGAAACGATACGTCTCAAAGCCTGTGCCGCCAGCTGCATTGGTATGGATGGATGCAAAATAATCAGCGCCCCAATTATTTGCTAGTCTTGCCCTTTGAGACAGATCAACGTACACGTCAGTTGATCGTGTGAGTTTGACCGTTGCCCCATATACCTTTTCAAGAATCGCTTTTGTTTTCTTTGCGATAGTTAGTACAAGATCTTTTTCTTTTAATCCGTTTGCTGCTGCACCCGGATCGTGCCCGCCGTGTCCCGGATCAATCATAATTTTCTTTGTCATGTTAAATCTCTCCATTCATTTTTTTATATAGAAAAAAGCCGCCGATTACTCAGCAGCTTTCTTTTCCTCTTCTTCTTCTTTTTGGCTGTCGTTTTCAATGACGTGAAGACGGTCTGTGATGGAAGCTGGAATTTTAACACCGATCTGTGCAAGGTTTTCTGTGATAGAAAGCCCTTCATTGGCGATGTAAAACAATACTGTCCCGAAGGTCAGCACTCCATTCAAAGTCATGATCTGATCAATAATATTAGCTACAATCACCACTACAAAACTAAGCATTTTACGAACGTAACCGAACCATGCCGTACGGCTGCGTAGCTTGCCGATCTTCCAAGCTTTGATGATACCCGTCAGAACATCAATAACGCTTAGCAGCAAGAGCAAGTCCAGAAATTTCACTCCGCCAAATAAATAAGTCTTCGCTAAATCTAAAGTTTCAAAGTTAATAAACAATTTTATATCCCCCATTCGTTTGTCACCTCCTTTCGAAGGCAAAATAAAAAGCATCTGTTAAGATGCTGTTGTTCCTAAATCCACCGAGACAGCAGGCTTGTCGAACTTCAAACCTGTGATCTCTTCAAATTCTGTTTTAGTGATAACTTTCAACGAAACATATTCCCTCATAATTTCAGGCGTATACACGCCCCAATCCCAAAATACTTTAATGTCGTCCGCCGTTGGGTAGATCATGATGACCCGCCTCTCTGCATCTGCGAAACTTGCAATGTGAGTAAAGCCACTTGTTTTTTAAGCATCGTTACAGCATCTTGTGGCGGTGGATCAGGTTGCAAGCTGTCAATGTATTCTTGTGTTGCCGATTCAAACCACTCTTCTTTTTTGGGATCGTACTTTGCGATAAATAACCCATCTGGTGGCTGTTTATCTGTATAGCCTTTGGGGATTTCCTCTCCGTTTTCTACATCTACTAAGATATCTTTGTCTGCTTGCCAAATGTAATTTTCATCATACTTATACACCCAAATCATGTTCGCACCTCCCACGTTTACTTTGCTTTAAAACGGACCCCAAACGTAATAAATTCATTGGGGTTTACCGTATTAGAACAAGATTGAACACAAACACGACCGTCAGTACCTATATAGGTTCGGTGATATTGTGGGACACCCGGTGTCCCCAAACTGGATGCTACACCAATAAAGTGAAATGACTGCAGAGGAAAGTATCCTTCAAGTAATGTAAACGCCTCGACATCATTACCAATCACCCCACCAGTAATAGACCCGATGATCTCCACCACTCCCAAGGCATCTTTTGAGTAGCATAGCGTGTGCGGAAATCCATCTGATGATACATATTGCTTCCATCCTTTTGACAATGAAGGTTTTTTCCAAGTGACTGTAGCATCTCCGTCTGTTATGAGTCGTTCCCAGCCGCGAAACCCTTGTGTGTGGAACGTTCCAACCCACGTTAAGTTATCAAATGACCTCGTTACAATAATTCTTTTCAAACGATTTTCATTTGATGTGTACTCAGTATCAAACACTTCTACATAATAAAAGCTGCCATCATTCACAATCGGTACATTTACAAGGTTTGCCCCCATATAAGGACCATGCGGTAAAGTGAATATATCCGTTCCATTCGGGATACGTTTCACTAATCCATTGTCGGGAACAAGTTTGTACAATTGTCCGCCATTCCATTTGGCACGTTCTGTGGTTGTGATATGGATATTTTTATCAACAACATGTTTATCAAAATCAGCCTTTGAAGCCTGCTTAACATTGTCTACATTGCCTAATCCTACATTTGATTTAGTGACAGCATGAGGATTGTTTTTGTTATTAGCGTGTGCATCTATTTGCTTTTTAGCTTCTGCAAGCGCTGCATCTGCTTTAGTCTGCGCGCCTTCCTTTGTTTCAATCTTTTCCAAGTCCTCAAATTTTGATCGTAACTCGTCAATTGTTTGAATTGTTTCCTCATACAGTTCGTTAATTTTCTCTCTTAATGCCTCAAACTCGTCTACATAATACTCAGTGATAGGCACAATGTCTTGATCTATAAGCGACTTAGATATATTGAAAGAGAACTGATGCACAGACATAGATTGATCATTTGTATAATACAAATTCAGCTCAGCTTGCACATTTCCATAATGCTTGATCTCTTCGTCTGTCAAAACGTACTCGGCGTGACCGTTCACTCTATCAATTATCGTTACGTCTCGAATGAATCGGCTGCCGTCGGCCATAACTAATACAAGTTTTCCAGTGACAGCTGCTAAAGGCAACGGCACTCCATCTTTCGAAAGTTTAAATACTAGCCGCGCTGTCTGTCGATCCTGCGTCCAAAAATTTATGCTGGTTGATACGCTGGAACTGGTATACGCGTTTACATCAAAATCAAGTGGACCATTTTTGCGAATCATGTTATCACCTCTCTCATGTTACATTTTCAAATGATTTAATAGGATCAACGCTGTTGTCTTTCAAAGAACCTTCTGCGCCAGCTCCTTTTAGTCGATTGCCGAAATGCTGAATACGAGAACACTTGCTAGTAAAATACATAGCGTATCTGCATTTCTTTCCGCGCACTTTGTTAAATCTTGCTGCCGAATCTGTGACTCCATCCATGAAGATAATTCCGTAATACGGGTTTGATGAAGATGTTCTTTTACCTGCATTCTGAATATCGCTGAAATCAACGTTTATGTCCTCTGAATCTCCTGAAACAGAAATCCCCGAATATCCAACTTCACGTAATGTTGTGTTTGTGACATCAATGTTCTTACACCCTAATTCTACGCGTACACCGTTCCCCTCGATGTCCCGTCCTATGTTTAGATCAGCTTTGCCATTGCTGCAGCGTGTTAAGAGCACCCCATGATGCTTGATGTCTCTAAATTGATTGTGAGACACCAAAAAGCCATCAACATCCGATAAATGGATAGCATGCTTGACCTTTACGCCATTGATTTTGTTTCCTGAAACTTCAACGTCGTCAATTTTTTGAATCCCTTTACGGCCATATACCTGAATAGCATGACGCTCTTTGATATTGGTGAAAGTGTTATCTTTGACTGAAAGACGTTTTACCTTGTTAACCCTGTTCGTAGGATTGCCGTTTGCGTCTTGCGTGTAGACCGATTCAACTCTTGGAATCATAAGCCTTACGCCGGATGCACAATTCTTAAATCGGTTTCGGCTTATTAAAACGTCTTCCCATTTGTTTCCTGATATTGCGTACTCGGTCGTATCTTCAAAATCGTTGTTTTCTATATGAATATCAGAATACCAATAGCCATCGGTGCTGGTGTGTGAATCTATTCCTCGAGCATATCCCCCTAGATTCTCTGATCTGCTGAAATAGCAGTCTCGAATAGTAACATGCTTACTGACGGTTTGATCATACGCTCCAAATGCTCCGAAGTTACCCGCCGATCTCATCAAGTCTAGCTGAATTGCAGCAGAAAACCATCTGTCGCCCTTATAATCAGCGAACCCTTTAAACCATACATTATCTATTAATACGTGTTTATTACCTGCACAATCAAACGCATGACCGCCGCACACATCTTTGATCGTGATGTCCCGTATGATAATGCGCTCAGCATGTGCAAAACCTATGACTGAACATTGTTCTTTGATCTCTTCTCCTGCGCTATCAAACACCCCTTGTCCGTCAATCAGTATATTTCCGTGGCCGTCATATCCTTTGGTTTGGTCATCTTTGTCACCATTTACAAGCATTGATCCTACAAAACCGCGCCTTATAACTGCGCCAGCCTGTAAGGTCAAGTGAGTGTTTTTATAGATACGGGCCGTTTCCGTCAGCTTGTATTTTCCGGGTGGCACGACAATATGCACAGGATATAATTTTGCAAGACTTAGCGCAGCCTTAAAGCCCGCTGTGAAGCTCCCGTATTTCTTGATGAATTTTTTAAGATTGAGAGAAACTGCAGAATCTTCTATTTCTTGCTCAAGAATTTGAAAGTCATAATCCAATCTGTCTTTTGCGGTGGGATGAATGGATGCATCCCTAGCGACACGAATATCTACGACTTCCTTTACGTCTTTTCCATCATGATTCAATACAAGATTGATAATCCTAGACCATAAGTTGTCTATACGATTTGCAACTGAATACAAACCGTGTTTGATTTGATTTGACGTATGAGCAATATCACTTGTTTTATGTCGTTTCAAATCATCTTCATTCTGATTCAAATGATTTTCTATAGACTGCATATCCTCTCGCAGCTGCTCTGCGTATTTCGAGTTTCGTCTAGTGTCATAGTCCTTTCTCAGCCTCACCATGTTCTCACTCTCCTTTTTTGGCAAAAATAAAAAGACCCTATCTAAGCGTCTTGAGCATGTCGTTTATATATCGTTGTAAATTTTTCATTTTCTTCACTTGATCTACATTAATACGCTGAATGTCCTTGCGGAAGTTCGCAAATGTTATCGTTGGGCTGCTATACGGATTGAGAGGGTTATGCTGAAATGATACAACCCTTAGATCATCCTCAAAGGTTATTCCATCTGCAGTATCCGCAATAACATGGATTGTGTCACCTAACCAAAAATCTTGTTCAATTTCAAGCAATTTCGGCTCATAGATTTTTTGGAATTCTACTTCCACAGTCATTTCTGGGTAAGGGTTAACATGCTTCTTTAACGCAGAAATAATGCTGCTAGATTTTTTGTACCTCTCGTCTTTAATTGGCTCCGCCCAACGTGGTTTACCTTCAATGAGAAATTTCTCTTCATCGGGATGAATGTAAAGAACTGGATCAAAAACATACTCAGGCTCTTTCTCTTCATCTTTTTTCACTTCTTTTTCATCTTCTGTTGTTTTGCCATCAACTTTTGAGTCAGAATCGGAATCTATTTCTTTTTGTGCGCCGTATCCCCACGCACGAGTAGTACAATTTTGGGAATCTGTCGTTATAGTGATACCTGGCATGTTATAACGACTATCAAGCACAAAGTCTATTTCTTGTCCCATCTTTTTGTAAACATGGATTTTGTAATTATCTACGTCTAACTCTATGTCATAATCTTCAATGATTTCATCCATAAGCTCTGTGGAATTTTTTTCACCGAAGTTTTCTTGTTCCGCAGAAGAAATTTCATCATCTTTTGCATGAATGACATATTTGAAATCAGTTCCTTTGAGGGCAATATCTAGCGCTTCTTTAATGCTTAACTTCTTAGAAACTGTTTTTTCAATTCTGTTATTAATCAACAGGACAGTGAAGATGTGCGCAGCTGTAACCGTTTTTGTCAGCATTCCATTTTCTTGATGAAGACTCACGTTGGTAATATAGTATTTTTGATGATTATATTTCTTTTCATCGAGGTATAAAATGTTATCCACCACTAACAACTCAAACTCTGCAGCATTTTCCTGTGTACGAACTAACGAGAATGTAAACGACTTTTTACCTGTTGTATCAACTGTGAAATCAACAGACGCACCTGTGATTTCTATGACTTCCTTTCCATCCTTGCTTGAAACATGCAGCTGCGGGAAATCCACATCGGACGGTAAATTTTGATTGAGTGGCATGTCTTTCCCTTCGTATTCCTTGCTTGGATACTCAGGTTCAGTTGGTGTTTCTGGTTCACTCGGTTCTTCTGGTAGGCCATCGTCATTATCATATTGTGTTAGTTTGTAAGTGAAGATTATGCTGTTTAATTTCATTGCATAGTTAATGTCGGTGGCGTAACCACCTTTTGCAACAGCAGCAGTAGCCTTTTGATAGTCTTTTTCGCCAACCACTGCCTTATAACGACTGAGTCTAGTGTATAGACTCCCCAAATCCTCAAGACTCTCGGCAAAAGAAGGATACTTTCTAAAAGGCGCTTGTACTCTCGTTTCGTTTCCATGCTTATCCTGTTCTTTGGTCCACATCAACACGTATTTGCCGTTATAAGTCCCTTTAATTCCAAAGAGGTTATAGGCCTGTTTAGATAGATCGCTTGATCCGAAACCACTCTCAAGACATCCTTGAGCGATGACAAGGCTTGCAAGGACCTTGTATTTTTTTTGGACCTTTTTCGCTCCCGGTGCTAATTTCTTGATAAAGTCAACCGCCGCAGCCATGTCATCCCTCCTTATGCATAATAGAACCTTGTGTCAAACACAATTTCAATGTCACTTGCGTTTTGAATTTCAAAGTCATTTCTGCCGATATCAAGTGATGGAAGTCTACCAGATGTCTTGAGGCGTTTTTTGTTAGCGATGGTGTACTGTTTAATAAAAGAAACTTCCCTTGATTTTGATATTTCATCTTCAATTTTCAAACGTTCACCTGTCGTATGATTGATGATGGTTACACCTTTTCCCTTGGCTTTCAACGTCACTTGGTAATCATGTCTAAGTGGATTGATGCTGAAGTCCCCAATGTTGTAGATGCTGAACGTTTTTTTGTTTTTGAATGAATACTCTAGATCGTCACGCATCTCGATATTCATTCCGGGACTCCATCTTTCACCCTCAAAAGTTTGAGGATTTAGTGATGTACTTTTCGATTCAGCAGCACCCAAAACATCGGTGAATTCAACGCTAAAAACAACATGGTTCTTTTCTTTTTCCTTCGGAGTAGTGAAATTCCCCTCACACGTCACTAAAAACCTTCTGTTCGGAAGCAGGTCACATGAGATGTAGTATGGGAACGGTTTAACTAATAAAGCATATAGTTCACTTCTATAACTGTAGAAATTTTCAGCAATGATTGAGTTCATATATATTTCAAGCTGAATCTGTCTTTCTTTGTACCTCACATCCCGCGGATGTTGCGGCAATACAATACCGTTAATTCGTTGTAATGACACCGTCTCAAATTCTACGATTGGTGAGGCAGGTGTCAGGCTTAACGGATGGAAATGAGGAAGCAAGTCATTTAGACTTTGTTCACCCAATCCATTGTTAAAATCAATATATAATTCCATCTACCTCACCCCACTCATAAATGCTTCTTTTCTAAAACGTTCACCTGTCGTTTGATCTAGCTTTCGACCATCCATGTAGTTGTTGGTATCTTTAGAGACTAATTGTTCAAAGCCTTTTTGCATCATCATTAAACCTTGAGACAGCAGGTCTATTTGTTGAGCCATGAGACCAATTTGTTTGTTTTGATTCTCAATCATCTGTCTCATATCGGAGTTATCTTGCTGCCTGCTCTGAGACTTGTCTCCTTTATTACTGATGCGATCAAGCATTTGTAAAGCCGTGGAGATCATGCCATCCCCAAAACTAGGCACTCCAAGCTCTTTGCCGAGATTATAATACAGCTGTAAAGAGCGCTTACGGTACTTTGGCTCAGTCGTGATAGCATATTCTCGCCAGCCATTTTCCCCTAATTGAGCGATCTGATGATTGTCAATCACACCACCAGATGCATAACCGATGTAAGGGCCACCGCGCGCCATAGACTTTAATCCCGGATGGTTATAGATACCGCCATAACGCTTGTTAAGATAGTTAATTGCAGCAACAATTTGATGAACTGGATGTTTGATGTTTCCATATCCGGGCTTTTTATAGGCAGCAAATGTGCTTGGTATAAATTGCATGAGTCCTTGTGATGGGTGCCCCGCTCTGGCGTTGCTATCCCATCGGTTAACTAAGGTCGGGTTTCCACTTGATTCCTTCATAGCAATGGTTTCTAATGCTTTTGCATAGGATGGAGAAATTCCAGTGATGCCGATAGCCTGCGCAACCCACTTTTTGACCGCAACACTACCCCCTACACCTTTGAATGATCCTCCTTCTCCTCCAAAATCACCTAACGATTCTGTTAGAAATCCTAAAGCACCTTTTTGAATTGTCTTTAAAATACCTGTTCCAAGTCCGTCTATCCCTTTACCAGTTTTAAACGGAATAAGACCGCCAAATATATTGCTGATAATTTTCTTTGGGCCTGCCATCACAAGGTCAAAAATATCTGATCCGAAATCTTTCACCTTGCCGACTACTTCACCAGCTTTTTTAACGCCTTTTTTAAAGAAATCGCCAACACCGCCAGCATAACCTGGTAAGCCCTGTGAAGTGATTTTCTTGGTCTGATCATGAGGCAGTACCGATGTTCCGCGCGGCAGATCCCAAATTTGAGGTCCTCCTACACCGACCATGTATGTTCCAATACCCGGAGTATGAGCAAGCTCATATCCTTCCTCACCGACCAATGCACGACCGCCCGGATGGTAGTCAGTACCTTTGGCATATGCCTTGCCGGGTGCAACATTCTTCGCCTTTTTCTTCCCGTTGTGTCCGCTTGGTTTCCACTCAGGGATTGTCGGTATATTCATAAATTCTAAAACCTTATTGATACCACCAGTAATGGTATTGACGACACCAGCTAAATCAACAAGGAATGTATTCCATCCATCTAGCACTTCGCCAGTCTCCCAATTAACTTGTTCGATATGGCCCTCTGCTTGTTTCTTGGCTTCTTTTACAACACCCTTATGACTTTTTTCAGCTTCATTGATTGTTTTGTCTCGTTGATTTTTGGCAGCTTTAACTGTTGCATCATGTTCCTTTTTAGTAATAGTACCTTTGACGTAATATTGATCGTCTGCGGCTTTCACAACTGCATTGTACTGTTTTTTAGCATTGCTGATGACTTTGTCTTTTGCTGATTTACTATTTTTCACCGTTGCGGCAGCTTGCTTTGCAGATAAATTAGACGATTCTTCTTTTAACTTTTTAGAAATGAGTGTTTGCTCATCTTTGCTTTTTGTCAGAGCCGTTTCGACTTCTTTACTCATCTTTTGAGTAATGCCCTTGACTTCATCCCATTCTTTTTGGGTGAGCGAGCGATGTTCTTTTGCTGCTTTGTCATATATTTTTTTGACTCGGCTCTCGTACTTTTCTATTTGCTTCTGCTTCTTTTCATTGCCTGTTTTGATTTTATTGAGGATGTTTTCCTCATCTTTCTTTTTAAGTGAATTATTCTTTGAATAGAAATCTCCTAAAACGTCAAGAGACTTGTCAGCACTATCTTGATAGCCTTTTTTTATGGTATCAGCCATTTTTGAAAATCGCTTGTTCATGCTGTCAGCTATCTTATCCGTTATCTTCGTTTGATTGAGATAAAGGCTATTTAGTTTCGCATTGGCTTTTGTCTCCATCTCCGAATAAGCATTTACAGCTTTCGAAGTGGATTCAGACACTTTATCACCAAAATCTATCGTTGCTGGTAAGACGCGTTTTTGCAGGTTGTCATAATATTTAAAACCTGCTTCGCCTAGAAGCGTGACTCCCGTTATCAAAAGACCTACTGGACCACCAAGCAACGATAAGCCGCCTCTAAGCAAACTTACAACACCTGCACCTTTTTTAAGGATGTTAAACAGGCCAAAACCGCCCTTTGCAAGTTTTGCAAAACCGCCTGCGCCTTTTACTGCGTTTACCCCCGCCATGACTATACCTTTACCAAATTTGAGTATTTCAGGAAGAAAAGAGAGCGCAAGACCGCCAATCATACCCATTGGCCCACCAAACATCATTAAACCGCCACCAGCAATTCGAGATGCACCGCCAAGACCACGCATTGTCCTTGATGTTCTTGTGGCCGTTTGATTTAGACGGCCCATGCGTGTAGTCGCTAAACCAGTGTTTTGTTGTAAACGTCCCATTCGAGTGGACATAACGGCCGTTGATGCTGCAGCTGTGTTGATACCAGTTGCAGCAGTTCGCGAAGCAACACCTGCTGCTGTAACTTGTGTCGTGTATACTCCTAGACTTGTTGATGATCCTCTGACAGTGCCTGTCAGATACGTGCCAGCAGTACGAAGCACTCTCCATCCCTCGGCCATTCTAGGAATGACACTCAATAATAATAAAGAAGCCCCGCCTAAAAGACTGAAAGCTGTTACGGCAGCACCAGTAACGGCAATTGTTTGCATAACAGATGGTGGCAGGTGATCAAACCAGTTAACGATTTTTGTTAATCCATCTGTAGTGGCGCGGATCACTGGAATAAACTGATTACCCAATGAAATGACTGCGTTATTTGCCGCAGAACGCAGGTACTCCATTGACCCCGCAAGGTTGTCCATTTGACCTTTTGCAACTTTTTCAGCTACACCGCCACTGTTCTCTATTTCCTTTGTGAATTTGTCGATCTTATCACCGCCCGCATGTAGCAAAGTGATAAAACCAGATAAAGCATGTTGACCAGCCAATTGTTTTGCAATACGAATTTTTTCAGTTTCCGTATAGTTTTTCGTCTTTTCGTTAATCTGATCTATGATGTTTGATAAAGGCTTCATGCGGCCATTTGCGTCAGTAATACTAAGGCCAAGCTCGTGTATTGCGTTACCTGCTGGCTTCGGAGGTGCCGCAAGCCTTGTTAATGTGGACCGTAATGCAGTACCTGCCATATCTGCCTTGATTCCACTGTTCGCCATGATTCCTGTGGCTGCTGCTAGTTCCTCCATGCTGACACCTGCAGTTTTTGCAGCTGGTCCCGCGTACTTCATCGTTTGACCAATCTGCTGCAATGTCGCATTTGAGTTCGTGAACGTGTAGGTCATGGCGTCCGCCACGCGGTTTGTATCTTCGGCAGCAATATGGAATTCTGTAAGGATGTCAGATACAATATCCGCTGTTACACCTAAATCTGTTTGCCCTGCTGCCGCAGTAGCAAGCAAGCCCGGCATGGCACCGATAATGTTATTTGTCTTATAACCAGCCATTGCAAGGTATTGCATTCCTTCGGCAACCTGTCCGTCTGTAAATTGTGTCGTAGCCCCCAAATGACGCGCCGTTTCCGTGAGACGGCCCATCTCGTCATTCGATGCATTCGCCACAGCACCGACCCTGCTCATAGCCTTTTCAAAGTCTGCGGCCACTTTGACAGCTCCGCCTATTGCGACGGTGCCTGCTACACCGATACCTGTTAATGCCTTCCCTGCCATTCCCGCAGCAGAGTAGACAGATTGTAATTCTTCTGATACTTCCCCAGCGTTCTTCTTAAAAACAGAAAAAACACCAGCTGCTTTATTGCTGGTGTTTTGTAACTGTTCGAATTCTTTAGATACCTGCCGAAGCTCTTTTTCTAGCTTCTGGTGCACAGCGATGGAGTCATTCAGTTTCCGGGCATGTATTTGCGTTTCTCGCGCATCACGGCCCTTTTCCCTGACAAGCTGTTCATATCGTTTTCGATGTTCTTGAACAATTCGCCCTTGAAGACGATATTTGTTGTTAAGACCTTCTACTTGTGATTGTAATTGCTTTGATTTATCACCAGTATTTTTATAAATGGCCGCAGATGCCTTCATTTCAGAGTTGGTCAATCTCAATTGCCTTTGAAGCCCTGTTATGCCTCTATTAAAACCCGAATCATCCAGATTGACCTTAGCGACCATATTGCCAATTGCTTGAGTCATTTATGTACCACCCCGCTTCCCTGACATGGATTTCAAGACTTAGAATATTTGATCAATCGTTACTTCTTTTGTTTTGCTGGTGCTAGATTCAGCGTTCAATTCTAAGAAATGAAAAATATCCATTTGATCAATTTCATGCATCTTCCAACCTTGCTCAAGTAAAGTGGTATAGATTTTATTTAATTGATCTTTGCCGTTTTTTAATGGCTCATTTACGCCTTCATGTCGGGCAAAAAATCTTTTTCTTCCTGCGTTTCCGCCACTTTAAATCCCATGATTTCCATCATGATTTTTCTTACTGCATCCGCAATTTCAAAAGATTGAAAGCCTTCTAGAAACTGATCGTAAGTAAATTGATTCTGAAATACACGTACAATGAATTTGATTCGTTCATTCATGCTTTTAACAATCTCTTTTGCATTCTCCGCTGCTGCTGCTTTTTCATCTAAATCAAAAGCCTCATAGAGAGTTTTGGCGTTTGTTCGTGGCGCAATAAACGTTTTGTGCTTTTTTTCTTCTTCGAACCAAATAGAGATAGAAATTTGTTTTTGAGTCATAGTGACTCCCCCTTATTTTTTATTTTCCAATTAAAAAAGAGAGCTTTTCAGCCCTCTTAAGCACCTTTTCCAATATCAACGCTGCTGCTGTTTTCCGTCTTGTCATCTTTGTATGCATCACCAAAAACTGATTTGTAAAAAGCATCAAGATTAAAGTTTTCAGCATCTTCATCAGTAACAACCTTGAAAACGTCATCCTGCTCACGATCAACAAATTCAGCTGACAATTTAACCGTTTGGAAATCTGTCTTTTCTTCCTTCGTTTTCCACTCATCACCCGGTAAAGAAAAACGACCTTTTACTAAACCGACATGACGAGATTTACCGTTTGCCTTTGGACCTTCAAACGTCATTGCAACCCAAGGCGGGATAATGTTCTTTTTGAACAAGTACAATCCGTTTTTGTCCTGTTCAATGCCTAACAGCTTCGCAAGAATTTCCATAGGGAGATCCCGCATTTCAATTTCTAGTTTTGTTGAACCTGTAGAAACAACCAAATCAACCAGTTTGTCATCTGCATACTGCTTTTCAGTTGATGTTTCGGTTTCCACTTTCATATTCATTGCATATTCGTATTTTAAAACCTCGGTTGGCACATAGAATTTACCTTGTTTTTGCAAAGGTGCAAAACGAGCGTTTTTTAGACCAGTTACTGAACTGTACTCAGTCATAGTTAGCCTCCTAGTATTATATTTTTTTCAAAACGATACCCTTTTCTTATCAATCTCTCTTTCTCTAAAAAGTCATTGATGGGTATAGTGGGCGCAAAATCTAAACGCTCCATCACATCACCAATTGCAGCCATGATGGGTTGTGGATCGGCATTGTGATAAACATCTATTTGATAGGTTGCGCTATCTTGTATGGGTCTGTTATCAGCCCATTTAATTGGTTTGTAGTTGATTTCTTGCAACACGACATATGGTGGACTCGACTTTGTACCCTCTGGCACCGCAAGCTCATAAATGTCATCTTTGTCTATTAAAAACAAAAGTGCTGGATCATTCTCCAACGCTTCAAAAATGGCATTCTTGCAAGTATCTGCACGCCTTATTAAATTTTGATTGATCATAGTTTACTCAGCGCCTGTCGATATTTATCTGCTACTCTTCGTATAGCCTCATCCCATTTCGCATCAACAGTTCTCGTAAAGAACTGTTGCGCTGGCTGATGTAAAGTACCGAACTCAGGAAAATGAATTCTCCACTGCGTGTCCTTACGTGATTTGGATTTCGGCCAACCAACCGCGACGTATTTTATCCCGTCTCCATCAGTACGAAGCCGCGTAATATCAAGATCATCTTGCATGTGTTTCTGGGCTTTGTCGGACCTTGGTGTGTTTGGGTGAAGTTCATCTTTTATGACTGTTGCGCCAGCTGTAAGAGCTTCTTTATGCATCTTGCTGACCTTTCTTTGCATGTTGCCAATAGCATTTTCTAATTCTTCTAAACCATCTATTTGAAGATTAAACATCACGTCACCGCCTTTGCCCTAACCGTAAGAAAATGAAGCCTTGAATAATGAGGTAATATTGATTCAATCTCGTATGTTTTCTTTCTGAAAATAAGCCTCATATGATCGTCAATATCTTCCCTGTGGCGAATGGTGAATTTGATTGTATGTTCTTTTTGAATAGCAGCTGCAGCATAATATTCAGCGCCTTTTAAAACCTCTGCTTTGGCCCAACACTCAACTACAGTTTCCCATCCGTTGTCACCATCGACAGGCAAACGACTCTTTTCTTTCTTCTTTTGGAACTGAATGCGGTGCCGCATATCATTCAACATCTTTTTCACCTTCATCGTCCACAACCAAGTATTTAAGTTGATTGACCATTGTTGTGAGCACCCCGTCAAGATTTGAGGTTGTTCCTGATATTTGCCTATTCTCATACCAATGAGTTGTAAATGACATGACCGCCAGCTCTGCTTGCGCTAAATTGTTAGGAAATTTTAGACCCGTTGCATTCGTGATGTACTCCTTTGCTGCAGCAATGAAATGTAAAATCAAATCATCCTCCGCATCACCATCAATGCGGAGGTATTTTTTCGCTTTTTCAAGCTCTTTTTGTTCTGCCTCAGTCATTTGGCATCACCTTTATTCAGATTTTGGGTTTTCTATTGCTTCGACTTTTTCTTGAAGGTCAGTGATCATTTTCTGTACTTCTGAATTGATATTGTCCCACTTGACACTCCCTTTACCGATTGTCCGGGAATTAACTGAACCATCACCTAAATGTTCATTTTTAATTGAGCCAGCCTCAATTACTGCAGCATCACCCTTATCACCTTTCGGCCCCTGCTCTCCTTGATCCCCTTTTTCACCTTTTGGACCTTGAGGACCTTGTTCACCAGGATCACCTTTCAATCCCTTAACAATAAGAGGGTTTTCTTCGCTGTTGTCTCTGATAGAAACAGGCGTGATAGGTTTACCGTCAGGCCCAGCCTCTGCAGATGTGTATACTCCGTTACTTTCATTCAAAAAATCTTTAGCCATAATTAATCCATTCCTTTCAATTTTTATTTATTTTCCAGCGTCTACAGCTTTGTCTTCATCTTTTTCAGGCGGCTCAATGACTTCAATTCCAGTAAATTCTGCAAAAACAATTGCTTCCTCGTCTGCTAACGCGACATCATCCCTTTGAATAACTCTTACATCTGTTGAGTTTCGATAGAAGGCTTTCCCGCCTACATCAGTAGATTTAATCGAATACTGTTGTCGATCAAAGAGCTTAATTGCTTCTTTCAAATCACCGATAATTAATGGATATTTCGGGTTGCTCTTAGTTCCGCCATTCGGAAGGAATTTGTTTGAAATTTTATGAACAGTTTTTTCAAACAGTAATTTCTTGGTTTTGTTCGTTGGATCTGGTTGTAAAAGATAATTTCCGTTTTTGTCTTTTAATTTATCAAGATAGTTAAATCCTGATTGATTTGTTACGAAGATAGTTGTTTCTTCAATAGCTGGATCAAGAGTAACGTTAGTGATATCTTTAATGTCATCAGTGGTAGAAATAGATTGTTTTTTAAGTGTTTCTAACACTTTTAATATATTCACATTTCTCGTAACAGCTGATTTTTTTCCTAACCAATTGACTAAGAACTCCATGAGTGCTTCTCTTGTATCACTCAATAAATCATTTGAAAGAACTAAAATACCCGCACGATCCTTGATGACATATTTAATTCGCTCAAATTTAGGATTTTCTAATTCATCAATATCTTCTAATTCGTCTACATCAACTAAAGGTGTCATATCAGCATACTTTTCGTAAGTTCTAGCACCTTTGTTCGTACTAACTGGAATAATATCAACTAAATTTGCTAAAGAATCAAACTGACGTCGTTTTTCAGTGATTTTCGTCGTGATGTCTTCTGGAACAATTAAACCTCCATCTTCATCCACAGACTCTTTCATTGCAGCCAGTGGTGCAGGCGCTCTTCCTTTTAGAATGGCATCTGCAAATAATTCTGTATGATTTAATACTTGTTTACCGCTGACATCGTTTGAAACAACCTGCGATTTAACACCCTGATCATCCTCATCACCGTAATCAACATACATATTTCGCATTTCTTCATAGTTTTGAATTTGTTCTTTCAAAACCTGCGCCTCAGCAAGCATTGTTTTAGCTTCATCAACCTTGCCCTCATCATTTAGGGCCATGATCTTATCACGTTTTTCCGCTAAAGCTTGGCGGAGTTCTCTTTCTTTTACTGTCATACCTTCCTTAGCGAAGAATTGGATAGGCAGACGCAACAATTTGTTCTGTGTTTTTGATTTTTCCAAAATGGTTTCCTCCTCAAATTTCCCATAAAAAAACACCCCTAAATTTCTAGGAGTGCTGCATGTATGGCATTCTGTTGTTGTTTCAAGCTTATGGTGTTCCCTAGATTTTCAGGTTCTTTGGATAATTTAGAAACGATCTTAGCAGGTACGTTTTTGAACTGAGAAACAATGGTCTCATCTATCTGAGCTGCAACATTCTTTTCCTCGGTGACTGCATCAGCTAAACCATATTGCAACGCCTCATCAGCTGTTAACCATGTTTCATTATCTAAAAGGTCACGCAAGGTCGATTCTTCTAGTTTCTCTCCTGCCTTTGCCAAATAGGTTGAAACAATGCTGTCAGTGATTTTGTCCAAGTCTTCTGCAGCTTTTCTAAATTCCGCAGCATTACCGATCATACCCATGTAAGGGTTATGGATCATCATCATTGAATTACTCGGCATCGTGATAGTGTCGCCAGCCATTGCTATGACAGAAGCTATGCTTCCTGCTAACGCATCGACATAAACGTTAATCTTCGCTTTATGCCGCTGCAGCATCGAGTGAATTGCTTGTCCCTCAAATACATCACCACCCGGTGAATTAATATAAAGGTCAATTTCGGCAACTTCGCCCAAATCTTTCAAATCTGCTTGAAATGCTTTAGAAGAACTTTCACTAAACCAACCTTCTCCAGTAATGGAACCATACAAAGTTATTTCTGCAGAAACATCATTCAGTGGCTTCATGTTCCAATACTTCTTGTTTTTCTTCATCTCCGTCACCCCCTTTCAGATTCCTCTTACTCACCCTGCTTAACTGATATTCTTTCATGATTGAAAGGGGAACTAGATTCAAATTACCAAAATGCTCATCACCGATTTCACCAATACCTGTCATATCCTCTTTTTCTAGAATTTTATTAATAGTGAATGCCCCGACACGCTGCATGACTTCGTAAAATTCAGCTCTTGTTTTACTGTCTCCACGTAGTTCTGTTTCTAAATTGAACTTAAAATAAAATCCTTCTTTTAATTGAGCAGGCGTAAGGATTTTATCGTTCAATTCTTGTTCAATATTTGTCACGATAGGCTGCAGGGTTGTTTTCACGTAATCCAAAGACTGCTGCTCAATATTCGAAAAGGTCGCCCGGTCTAATTCTCCAATTTTATGAGGTGGCACTTTGTAGATAGAGGCTATTTGCTGACGATTCCATTTCATAGATTCAATGAATTGAGCATCTTTCATAGGCATTGTAACTTGTGAATAATCAAGACCCGCATCAAGTACCGCAATGGATTGACCTGCGTTGACTTCTTCCCAATCATCTCTCAGAACCTTCTTACTCTCTCTATTCAACAAAGACGGTGTTTTGATTACACCAAACGGTGCCCCGCCATTTTTGTAAAACTTAGCATTGAATTTTGTAGCTGCCCTATTTGATCCAATATTATCTCGAATAACAGATATAGGCGTTTGACCTACGATGCCATCTAAAGATAGGTTTTTGAAGTGCAGGACTTCATGATAGTGCAGTTCAATATACTTTCCATTGATCGTAGTTGAGTACCAAACCTTCCCCGTATCCGGGTCAATATTTGTATTTGTTGACTCGGGATTAAGTGGGTAAATCGCTTCGACATCCCCATCACGATTATAGACAAGACGATTGTAACTGTTTCCCCAGGTTGCCATTCTCAACATGACAAGAGCTTTCCACGTAAAACTGGTCATATACGGGTTTACCTTATGCAAAATCATCCTGCTAATGTCGTTTTGAATAGTCTTTACGCTTCCTTCTTTGCTCTGAAATAATTTTATAGGGAGTTTGGCTGCATCTTCGGCAAGCACTTTCACGCAAGCGTACACATCTGGATGCAAAATCGCATTATCAGAAGAAACATGCTCCCCTGATGACGTTTCAACACCTGCAAATATGTTCCGAAACCACTTAGCAGGACTCAATAGAGATCCGCTATCTTCTTCCGCTACACGATTTTCAATCTTTGGTCGTCCTCGTAATAACAAATTCATTCACCCCTGTCTATTTCATCTTCTTTATTTTGATTCAGGGTGATTCTGCTAATTAAAAAAGCAGTGGAAACGAAAAAAACACCTGAGACAAAAAGCCCGGTGTTTACTGATATCCTAAAACATGCAATTGCTATCAAAATCATACCAAGTAAAAGGAAAACATCTTCTAAGTATTTTGACCATTCTTTCATTCAATAGCTCTCCTTCTAAAAACTAAATTGGCCAGACTGGATATATTCATTTAAGTCAAAATGCTGATTTACTTGACTCGCTCTCACATGAGCGTTTATTAGTGCAGCTGCTGGATCAATACGTTGTGACGATTTTGATTTATCAAGCATGATATTCTCCTGTGCGTCAATCTTTGTCACAGCGTTCCCCATCGCCCAAGTCAGAAGGTCATTATTATCATGAATGATCTTTCGCGCTTTGACTTTCTCTCGGAAATCTTTTGTCGGCTCAGACAAGGTTTGCACCCCTTGCCTAATTTCGATCATAACGTATCCATCCGCTTCCATCTGCTGCGCAAACTGCGTAGCATTATATGGATCATAACCAATCTCTTTAATTTTCCAACCATTTTCTTCTTCAAGACGTTTGATGTAAGCACGTATATAATCGTAATCAACGACAGCACCATCAGTAAGCGTGAGCCAGCCTTTCTTGACCCACAGATCATAAGGGACACGGTCTGTTTTCATACGCTCATGAAATGTTTCTTCCGGCATAAATCCATGTGATGTCACAAAATACATACCGTTTTCAAGTTGGAACTCAAAACTTGCAGCAGTTAAGTCAATTCGTTTTGACAAGTCGATGCCTACATAACACTCTTTACCATAAAGATCAGGAAGACTCTCATGTTTCCCGCAATCAGACCACGCTTGCATGTCCATATATCCACCATCACGCATATTAACCCAGATGTTCATGTTTTTGGTTAAGAAATTACGCATTTTTTCTGGAACTGCAAGGGCCACCTCTAACTCTCCGCGCAAGAAATTCAAGCCATGTTCATTAGCAGCAACAATCGGATTTGCTTTAATCCAATTTCGTTCATCTTTGATGTCATCATTTGGATCAAGTTCATTAATCATGACAAAATATTGATCGTTTGTTTCTACATTGTTTGGATCGACAATTTTAGAAACATATTGGTACTCTACTCTATACGCAGGATTATTTAATTCAAATCCAGCTGTCGTAATAATCATCATGAGTGGTTGTGTTCTTGTTGCCATCCCTGATGCAAGAACATCATATATTTCAGATGTTTTATGAGCATGATATTCATCTATAATGCCGCATTGAGGGTTAAAACCATCACCTGTTTTCCCTGCATCTTTTGATAGCGCCTCAATTTTTGACAACGTTTTAAGGTGTTCTATTTGTCCATAGGCGACCCGGTATTTTTTGTCAGGTACATTAAGCAGCTCACACTTGCTTATTTGAGCTTTGATTTCATTCCAGCATATCTTGGCTTGCTCAGCTTTTGTTGCACCAATATACACCTCAGACATGTATTCATCATTTGCAAATGCCTCATACGATCCTACACAAGCAAGACTTTGAGTTTTGGCATTTTTACGACCAACTTGCCAATAAGCTTTTTTAAATCTCCTGTATCCGGTATCCTTATGAACCCAACCGTAAATATTACCGAAAATAAAAATCTGAATGGGTTCAGGTACAATGTTTTCACCCTGTAAAGGACCCTTTGTATGTTTAAATTGTGTCATCCAGAATAGGAACCTTCTTGCCTTCTCGTCATCAAAGAAATACGGAAAATCTGCTGTTCCTTCTCTTTCAATATCTTTTAAAAAGCGTTCACAGGCCCATTGGTGTTTTTGACACGCCAAAATTTCCCCTGATATAACATCACGGGAATAACCAATCATAAATTGTTTAATTGTCATACATTAAACTCCTTTTCCGCTTCCGTCTTTTCTCTGATCTCCTGTGTTTTAGTGATGGCTAGTTTTGCACGGGCTGATGGAGTAAGACCAAAATCATTTGCAGCTGACTTCATTTGATCAAAGAAGTTCTTTTGTCTTTTCAATAATGGGTGTTCTTCTCCAGCATCATATATCGGCTGTCCAAAATTATCTCTGCCTATGATTTCTTTATTTATCATGACTCCATCTTCCTCTATCACCTTAGTAATAGAAATATATTGAGAATAGGCATTACAATAGGCGGCCAACATGCTGATATCTGCCTCCGTAATGATGTCCACTTCTTTTAATAACTCAGCGATCCGTTTAAATTCTTTCTTGGCGACTTTATCCAACCACGTTGGCGGTTTTATATTATCGGATCGCATTTTCATTTTCTTCTCGTGCTCAGCCCGGGCGGCCAGCTCTTCCGTATTCTTTTTATTTGGGTTGCCCTGTATCAATTGAAGCGTCGCGGATTTTGCAGGCCTCGGCATGTTCTCACCTCATTTCACATCAAAAAAGTTGCATTTTTTGCTTGTTTTTTTCACCAAGCGTGATACGATGGAATTAACAACAAAACCAGTCGTACCAAGCCCTCTCGGCATTTTCGTCGAGGGGGCTTTTCGTGTTTTTGGAAACTTTGAAAAGCGGTGTTTGTTTGCAGACGACGGCTCACCGATCTTCACGAAGCCGTTTCCTAGGGATTTAATGCCGGGGGGTACTATGACCCTCGCTTGCCATGAACCTTGTTGTGACAGCTATTACACATGCTTTCGAGGTTATTTAAATCTAATCGTTTGTTCCAATCCTGCTTTAGCTCCACTATGTGATGAACCATCACAGCAGGAACGACACGATCTTGTTTTAAACAGCTTTGACAAAGGTAATTGTCTCGCAATAGAACAAGTTGTCTTGTCTGTTTCCATTCTCTTGATTTATAAAAACTTGTTGATTGTTTATCGCGAACATGTTTGTTGTAATACTTCGCTTCCTGCTGCTTACCGTCAGCATGAGCAGGACAATAACCATCCCTTGTTAACTCCCTGCACCCTCGCACCTTACACTCTCTCAATGGTTTAGGTGGCATCTGATTCACCAGCTTTTCTCTCATCTATCATTGCAAACAAAACAAAGGCATGAAGATGCCCCACTTTCTGTACAGCATAAAACTCCCTGTACTCTCTTTGATATGATGCTAGATAGGATCGAGCTGCTTCATAGGTCAGAGTCTGGCTGACATGTAGGAGACTGTCTATAGCTTGCCTATCCCTCACACCATAAGACCCAAGCATCCCTAACCCTCTGATGATCTCCCCATCCGCCCATATGCATCCCCTTTTATTAAGGGCTTTGAGACCGTTATACAATTGGTCTGTCCTTATTGCGTGTCCAATTGCTGTGTTAATGATTAGTTCCCTGAGTGAGTTGTCCACGTTGTGTCCCTCCCCAAAATAAAAAGCACCCCGAAGGATGCTTAAAAAATCTTTATGTTACAATCTTATATTAGTCTTTATAATTCAACTGCTTAAATTCAATATAGTTTCGTGGACTCTAGCCTTTAATTGATCCATCTTAATATACATTTGCTGTTTTATAACGTCTTCTTTCACTAAATTCTCTTTGTATAAGAAACTCATAATTTTTTTTGCCGTGTAATCGTCAAACTCATTCTCAATAATTTCATAAATAGTACTGAATTTAATTTTTTTGAATAATGATTTTGAAAACTTTTTATCAAACCAAAAGCAAAATGCAGCAAGAGTATCTTGATCTAAATAATCCGGTATAAATGGCTTTGAAAACCTTCTACCCATTCTCAGGCTTTCAGTTGATCTGTAATATTCGTCTAATTCCCTCACTTCAGAAACCGTATCGTCATTAATAACATCTCGATGTCTTTTCACGAAACCTAAAGAATTAAACATATGGAATTCCTTATTAGTTTCATTAGTAAATTCATTTAACAATTCCACTTTAGGACCTATTATTCTGCTTTTTAAATCGTACCACCAATCTTCTTTCTGTTCATCAGTCAGAAATATAACACTAGTGTTCTTATCTTTAGCATAACGCAATAATTGTTTCCAAAGTATTAAGTCACCATATTTATTTTGTATCATAACACCATTATGAAATTTATGACCTTTTTTCTTATTATAATCTTTATATCCTGGTGGTATCTCTTTTTTCAAACGGTCATCTGCTTCTTTTTCTAATGCTTCCATTTCATCTTTGGTATAGGGATCACCTACTTTGCCATTATAAAGTTTAGTGATTTCTAATTTAATTGAATCCTTATCTGTTAAATTATATTCAGTATTCTTTTCGTTTTTTGCATTTAATTCTTCTATGTGTTTATTGGTTGCAGCCTGGATAATTTCAATGAAATTCTCCACATCACCTTTGTGCCGTTTCTTATAATTACTCAAATCTTGATTCAGCATGTCCCTTATTTTTTCTGGAATTTCATTTAAAGCATTACATACTTTCTTATATGATCCACTCTGTTCTACTAATACTGATTTCCTATTATAATGATATTCCAATGCAACTTGATGAGGCATCCATAAGTTATCTCTATATTTATTTAATAACCCTATTATTTGATCCGATGTTTCTTTAGAATATCTATATAAGTTAAGTAAAACATTTGTATCTAAAACAATGATGGATTCTTCCCATATTTTTTTATCATCTCTGTCAAAATAAAACTCTCGAAACTTTTCTCTCATTGTAAATTCCCCCAATACACAAATTCATATTAGTATATCGGACTAAAACTGTTAATTTTAATCGAATGCAACTTTTGTCGAACGAAAAAGCGACCTCCACAATGGAAGCCGCTCTCAATTTATCACCTAATACCATCATAACCGCTCTAAGACAGAATGCTTTGCCAAGATCGTGCCAAAAGTGTGCCATTCATTTAGCTTTTTCTAATAGCATCAATATCTACATATTCTAATCCGTCATTCCTTTTAATGAAAATATAATTTTTAGACCTTAAAGTTTGTACTAAACGGTTCGTTAGACTCACACCATATTTTGAATTAGATTTTTTCTTCAGATCAGATAGTTTAACATCTTTTATACTTATATCAGGATAAAAATCTTCAATTACCTCTTTAAGATTTCTCACCGAAGGTAGCATCATATCAAAAGAAGATTCTAATCGTTCCTCAGATCCTATCTTTTCATTTTGTTCCATAATAACCCATCCTTTTTTTTAGATTATTATACAACTAGATTACTCATTTATCCACCAATTAACCATATCTATTATTGTGTCTTACTGAAAAAACGTTGAAAGCTTTGCTACTCTTATTATTCAGACATTTTCCTAAAATGAGTTGTACAGCTTCTCATTATGAATAGTTGATGAGAAACACCAAACAGATAGTTAGCCGTTATTCCTGTTTATGAAATGACCACAATTGATCTTGTAAAGAAATAATAACTCTTAAATTAAATAGAATAAGCACCGCCTAAAAGGCAGTGCTTCCGATGATCAAGAACTAACCATTTATTTAATTAAAATTGATCAACTTTAATAATTGAATTTTTTTGTAACGGAAAAACTACTTCATATTCATTATAAGTATTCACTGTATTTAGCATATAATCAGGAGAGTCTAATTTTATAGCATCTATAAATCCTCTTATATTAAATCCAGGATTATCATTAGTCGCTTCTGCTGTAATGACTGTATAAGGTGATGATATTAAATTAAACCAATATATTTGATTTAAATCTTCAGCTGATGTCCAAGAAACATAGTGATTATCATAATGAATATCTTTATGACCCCTATGTAATCTTTTTAATTCCCCTTTATATATTATATACTTTGCAAGTTCATTTTTATTGAAATCGTCACTAATTTCCCACTCTTTAAACAGTCGTATATAATCTATCCAAATCTTGTCTGTATGCTCTAAGTCACTTCTCTTTGGTCCCTCTTTGGTGTGATTAACCCAATCGATAAGAAACCTCTCTAAACTCTCCATTTTCCCACCCTTTTTTATCCATTATCTGCTGTAAAATACATTATTACAATCTTTTTCATAAGATTACACCAAAGTAGTCTAATTTTGAAATCCTCACTCCTCATAATTTCTAAAGGATGACTGTATTTGTAACATATTATGATATTGGTATTTCGCGAATTAACTACAATCCATCACTACCATACTTCTCTCCTTCTCACTACACCATAACATATAGTGTGTTGTACTCGCAGAACTGCTGAAATCCTTGCCACATAAAGGTTTCTCTATATCCCTTTACTGACTGCACTCTTTTATATTTTTTGGTGCAGATATATCTAAAAAAATTATATCTTAAACTTCATCATTGCGGAATCCATGTTGTCTTGGTTGATTCCAATGTATCTCAATGTAATATCTGGGCTGGCATGATTGAATATTTCTTGCAGCATGGCCACATCTTTTGTCTGTTTATAAAAATGGTAACCGAAGGTCTTCCTTAATGTGTGTGTGCCTATTTCAGTAATGTTCACCTGTTCAGCAGCTTCTCTAAGAATGCGATATGCCACCGACCTATCTATAGCTTTGTTTTCCCCTTGCCTGCTTTTGATCACGTATGAACCGTCCTTTAAATCCTTAGCATAGGCAATCAATTCATTTCTAACTGATGGCGGTATACGAATCCTCTTTTGCTTCTTTGTTTTTGTTTCTCTGAGGACCAGGTGTGTTTTCAGCAAGTCTTCTTTTTTTATCTTGAGAATATCAGATATCCTTAAGCCGGTACTGATCCCTAATATGAACAATATATAATTTCTTCTATTTTTCCTTTTTAGATAAGCCTTCATTTGCTCCACCTTTTCAAAGTCTCTTATCGGCTGAACGAAATTCATGCCTTGCCCCCCTTGTAGACTTCTTCTCTAAGTGCGAAGGCTAAACGGTAAAAGGCTTTATTCTTGAATCGGTAATAGTTCCGCTGGCTTAGACCCATTTCTGCATAGATTTCATAATCAAACATTTCTTCATCCTGCATATAGAGCATTACCAAGATACGGCGCTCTTTTTGCGTAAGACGATTAATGCCCCTTTCGATTCGCTTCATGTATTGATCACGCTCGATTTCCCAATCCATTTTTTTAAGGGCTGCATCCTCGGTCGATGAATGAAACTGATTGGAAAAGCTAGGCGGCGTAATGGTATATGTTGTTGTGATCTTTGGAAGAAAGTCTTCTGGCGTTTGGAGCCTTAACATTTTATACTTTTCTAGCATTCTTTCCATCTTTGCTCTAGTTTTTTCCTCGTCGATCTGCGGAATGTCTAAACTTGTTTGATTCATGATAATTCCCCCTTTATTTTCTGCGCATTGCCCCGCCTTTGGCTCTTTTTAACCGCTGCATGTTTTGCCCCATGAGCTCTTTTATCTCTCTTTCTGTAAGCTGCTGCGGCTGTTTCTTCGGCTTCTCCTTCTTCATGTTCACCCTCCGTTCAGACAAATAAAAAACGGACACCAACCAGCACCCGTAAAAGGTGTTGATCAGTGTCCGCAGGCTCTCCGTCTTGGACTTATTTAAGATTTAAAGATATTTATCAACTTCTTTGAAAAAGTTAATTGATTTTTGCATTGAGCCAGTTAATTGAGCAACAAATTCTCGTCGTGGTAATAGACGTTCCTCTCTAATTTTTTCAGCATATTGTTGTCTAGTATTAGGGTATAAACGTATTAAATCATCAATTTTTGATTTCCAAGCAATATCAAAAGGTACCTCATCTTTTTCGAAACTTACTGAATAAATAAATTGACCGTCGGCAAAATAATCTCTAATACCTCCTGAATATTTTATAAAACCCCTCTCATCAGAAGTACAGTAATAATCGTATCGGTTATTACCTATATAGGGAACACAACTAAAATCTTGACTTATGTAAATACTCGGATCGATACTTTTTTCAACCGAAACTAATAAAAAATTTATTTTAGACTCCATAAACTGTGTGAATTCCCTTGATTTTTCAATAATTGTTTGTTTATAACCACGATACCTTTCAAACTGTGGAGTAAGGTTATAAAAAGCTTGTAATACCGACATGTGTACTGTAATTGCTACTACTGCACAAGAAACCCCCTCTACTGATTCTTCCTCTTCAAATTTACGGTATAGATCAAGTGATTTAAGTTCTAGTTCATCTAGCAGATCGTAATTTCCATGACTTCCATAATTTTTTAAACCATCCCGCAATCCATCTAGTTCATTTTTGTTTTGATTAAATATCTCAAGATGAATAATTTTTTGTATTCTACTACAAAGCTCTTCAGTCATAGCACGAAAATTATCTTGCTGTTGATTATTAAATAATCTGTAAACCAGTATAGCTGCTGCAACACCCCCAGTAGTCGCAGTAGTAAATGTACCTTTTTCATAACCTTCACATACGCTTCCTAATAAGGTTTCTAACATAGTTGGTTGCTCGTTAGGCATTTAATCACTCCTTTAAAAACAGTCTGCCCCTTATATACCATCAAATAAGTTTTTCTCAGAAAATAAATTTAACCAATTTTTTCTTCTGATCCATAATTGCTTTAAATATAGGGTACAACTGCTGACGCACATTCGCGTTGCCTAACCCTTTAATTCTTTCACAAGGTTAGGAACCCCAATGAGCGACTCGATCCATGCTTTAGTGGTCACCTTCGCACCTCAAATGATGGCGTGAAAATATTCCCCTTAACGCCTGTCCAATTACTGTTCTTATAGATGGTCATCTTGATACGATGCGTGCCAGCTGTATGGTTGACGATGTAAAACTCTTTTGTAGGCGTGGCGGTCTTAAACGATCCAACGAGACTAAACCGCTGATCTTTCCAAGTGCCTCCTACTCGTTTTTGCAAAGTGAAGCGGTAGTAAACTGTTTCATTCCCTGTTTTGCGTGCCGTGACATCAATGCTTTTGGCTCTCGGCGTGTATGAATTGGCATCCGTTGATACGCTGACTGTATGCCCTCCAATTGTTTTATAACCGCTCGTTACTGCCGCAGCAGACGGCGCATAAAGCACCGCAGCCGCAAAAATAGTTAGTGTGATTAGTAGTTTTTTCATTTGTCATCCCTCACTTCGCTCATATCATGAATCTCTACTTCCGTGCTATACGGACTTCGATAATCGTCATCTGAACGCTCCAAAACTTTTAACCATTTCGTCTTTTCAAGAACATAAGACACATCTTGTCCGCTCGATGAAGTCTTTTCAGCATCATCAAGAACATCATTAAGTGCACCTTCTGGTATATCTTCTGGGACCTCAATAAGCACGCTACGGTGGTATTTTAGTGTCTCTTCAATTTCTAGTTTGATTTTTTTAGTTTTCATCTTCATTCCCCTTTCTTATACCAAGCTACCGTCAATGATTAGAACCATTTGTATTTCATTCTTTAAATCCTCAAGGACTTCTTCGACCGGAATCATTTTGTTGTCATAGCCATTTACTCGGCTGTATCTGATTGCCGCATATGTTTCCGTAACTTCTGTTATTTCTTCTATTAATCCGCCAGCATCATCAGCGACAACATCAGTATAGATTGTCATAGCATTTTCTTCGTTTTTCGCTTTGATGAGAGCATAATAAGGATCATGCACCTCATAAAACTTCATTTCTTCTTTGTTTTTAACTTGTTCTTCTAGCAACTGAATGGCAGCTTCTAAATACGTTGTAAAATCAATTGCTTCTTGCTGAGCATGTTCTAACCAGCCTTTCAGATCATAAGAGGAGGTTTTGACTTCCTCACCGTACTTTCGCAGTCCTTTTTCCTGCTGCTTATGCAATTTCTCGATGACTGAATATACAATTGGGTTATTTTCGTTCATCGTGCTTCCTCCTTTAGTGATTCCATATCAACGTTTAAGACCTGTAGCATCCAAAGAAGAGTAGTCATGCCGGCAACAGCTTCTTTATCCGCTCCATTCGAACGAACTCCTCTTTCTCCAAAATCGTTCATCCGTTCTATGATTCGCCGCTGTTGTTTTTTATTAAGTTTCATATGTTTTCTCCTAACTGAAAGACGCTTCCGGCTCTTCATCTGGTGTCACTTCATCCTCTTCCCATTCAATATCAAGGTCGAGCTTCACAGCGTTTTGACTTAATCTCATTAGTAAGATTTCAAAGTCATTTAGATGTCTTAGCGACTTCAATTCGTTACTTGTTCGATAGTCAATATCCCATTCCTTATCTTTTTTATAGATAGAAATTGGTATCTCAAAATTCAAATCTTCGTCATGCTCACATTCAAAGAATATTGTGGCGTATTCAAAACTGCTCCACGATCTGTCCTCATTACGCTCAACTTGAACACTAACCTCCACCGCTTCATACTCTGGACCAGCTTCAAATTCAACTTCAAGGCCGTCAGTTTCTACTTCCTTTGCCACATACTTCTTCCATTCATTAAAGAGGTCAGACAGTTTGATAGTCTTTTCTTTTTCCTCGATCATTAAATTCTTGAAGTTCTCAAGCAGTTTGCGGTTATCAAATGACGCTTCTTTTATCGTTTCGACTAGCACATGATCCAGCTTGGTGATGTATTCTGAGTAATCGTAAGTTTCAAGGTAAGGAACAATTACACTTTTCAACTTGTTTTCAATGACTTTCCTTGCTTCTCCACCGTATGAAGCAAACAGGTCTTCAAGCGCTTTTGAAACGCCTTGTTTCAATTGCTCTGCGATCAGATTTTCAACGATTCCGTTTTCTAATTGTTGTGCAATAACATCTTTAATATTTTTTTCAAGGTTCATTATTTTTTCCTCCTAAGCCGCTAGGCGTTTAATTTCCAAGTAATCCAGCAATCACGATAATTGCCATGAAACCAAGCACCGTGAGAATGACAGGCCCGTTTGATTCCCTTTTTGCCATGACGACATTTCCTTCGATGACTAGATCATCGTTTTTGCGTACCAGCATCGGCACCACATAGTCAGGCACTCTAATTTCAGCAGCTGCATCATCTATTGTCATCGCTTGGTTTTTGCATGCTTTGACGGCTTGTGATAGTTCAACGTGTTTTGGTAAATTCATGGTATTTCCTCCCCCGCAGGGGATAAACCCCTGCTATGGTTTAGTTTTATAACTGAAATCAAATCTAACTCGGTCAAAACTTCCTTTAATCGTTTCAATGATTGTGTGACCGTGTTCGGGAGCCTCTATGTAATGCGCTGTGTTGTTGATCCCGTCCAGCACGATCACTTGTACTTTTCCTTGTTCAACTAATGTTGTGAAAGGCTCGTTTTTTGTTAATGAGATAGTCTGTGGTCTATTCACAATCTTCACTCCAATGTGATATAATTAAGGTTCATAAGTTTAATCACTCACATTGAACTGATGTGAATTCTACCGCTGAGACTCGACGGATTGATCTGTGCGCTGCCAACGCCAGTCTACACGTCTGAGTCTCTTTTTATATGGCTTGGGTGGATGTTGCTGCCTATAAACTGCAAGCTCATCCTCTGACATAACCCACGCTTTCACTGGACCTGCTTTGTATGGATTGTTAACAGTCTCCAATATGCTCACCTCCTCTCATTCGTCACGCTGCGGAACGTTGAGATTGTAGATTCTTTCGAGTTCTTCGTCTGATAAGCCCTCACAATAATCTCGTCCAACGTTCGTGAGGCTCAACCATTCGATCATTAAAGCTCTATCCTCTTTAGTCATTACTTGATGCCTCCCCTCTGTTTGAGGTGGCGCACAGCTGCTGTCGCTTTCTCAAATGGCAACAAGATGCTCTTTTTCTTCATGCTGCTTGTGCTCCTTTCCGAATACTCCGCCTTTACGTGGTTCGATCTTTCCTAACTCCGCTTGGTCAATTATCAGCAACAGGATGTCATCGACTTTTCGCGCCAAACGATTTGCGATATGTCTGATTGGCTCATAGTCCTGCCACATCTGCCTAAACGCAATGATGTCTTTTTCATCCCATATGAAATCGCAGTTTGGACAAGCTTGATAAACGGGCTGACCCTCGAACAGTTTGCGTAACTCTCTCTTTTTTGAATTCATCACGCTCTTTTTGATATACATAGGCTCGTTTGCGCCGACACCGTTCGGACGCTCTTTGATCTTTAATCTTTTTGAAAAATCAATCATCAGAATTAACACTTCTTCTTCTGGTCTGCGAAATAGCTCGGCCATTTCACTTAAAGACCTGCCTTCGTACCAGTAATCCAAAAACCGTTTAAGACCTACGATCGTCCATTCAAAATTCACATGTTCTAAGATGATTCTAGTGACACTCATTTCGCGATTTCCTTTCTTCGCCCAACCTCTTTATGCACAATATGCATGGATGCTGCCAGATTCTTTTCCACGTGCCAGTAACGAGGGTTTAACCCATTCACTACTAGGATTTTTCTTTCTGTGCGTGTTGGTTTTCTGCCGCCTTTTTTCATATTCAGCGCGCCTCCTTATGTTTTTTATATTCGTTCAGACTTACTTCCAGCTGATCTATTAAACTATCAACCTTCTCAGATGTGATTTTGCTCATGTTTTACACTCCCTTAGAACGGCAATACTTCTTTGCGCTTGTCCGATGTGTCTTTAAAAATGATGTATTGCTGCTTTTGGGTGATGCGTGATACTAGCTTGCTGTCATACATTTGATACAGCTTTTCGCTAGTAAGGTTTGTTGTATAAATCGTCACTTTATCCTGCCGAGCAGATGTTACTTTGTAGATGAGACGATGAATGAAATCACTGGCTTTACTATCCGAATGTTCTGACCCTGTTTCTGCACCGATGTCATCTATCACGAGATAATCGGCCTCACCCATCAACTGAGTCACATACGCTTCTGTGTACTTGCTCTCTTTGTTGCTGAATGAATCTTTAATTGCCGTAGCAGCATCTTCCATATTGATAAACAAGCAGGATCGACCTTTGTCTTTAGGGTTGCCGGGATCAGGAGGCACATTAAGTTCTCTAAGTGCTGCATATGCAAGATGACTCTTTCCCACTCCTGGATGTCCTTGCAAAAAGATGTTGAACACCTCACCTTGTTGCAAGTGTTTAACAAGATCCATCATGCGGTTTTTATTCTTTGTCTCTTCTGGCTCAGATACATCGTAATTATCAAACGTTGCTCGTGAGACAGTTCGATCCCTGAACATGCTGCGTTTTTCCAACGTGTTAAATTTTTTCTGTCGCTGGCTATATTCAATTTGACTTTCTAAGTCTTTTTGCAATTTCTTTGACTCTTCTTCCAGTTCACATCGAGGGCAAATAACTTTCCCATTCATCACCATCATTCGGACAGGTTTTACAACATCTTCACTGCCACGGGTGTATGTGTGCTTTTCACAGTAATCAGAATGGAAGGTCATTTTGTCGGTTATGACTTCGGCTGCCGCCACCTTTATGCTGCGCACGCTTTATCACCTCATCACTGTTGTTTAAGTAACCTTCGAATTTTGTCCCAAAAAGTGTTTCAGGACGAAGGAATTTACTCATGTCAGGGTTATCACGCCATTCAAAGCATTTTGCTAAGATGACCTTTTTAAAATCATCGAATCTGAATCCCTCGTTCCATCTCGCTTTTATTAGTTGCTGTGTCTTTGGTGTGGTATGACGGTAATTTTTCTCTGACATTTGATTGAGAAGATCCGTTATGAGTTTGAATGGGATTTCTGATTCATCCACAGTCGGGTTGCCCGACAATATATCTTTATTATTCTTCTTATTCTTCTTATTATTATTCTTCTTATTGTCCACTTGTCGTTGACGTATCGTTGACGAGTCGTTGACGTATCGTTCAAACAACTCCCTGATACTGTCATTTTTCACGTATTCATAAACCAGTCGGATTAGCGATTTATCTTTGATTTCTCTTAACTCTTTTGCAACACAATCCAGTACTGGTTTTCCACCTTTATTCAGGTTGTATTTAGCCCAATTTTTTATAGCTAATTCTCTTGTTTCGTTGTTATAAACAATTAGTTTATGGTGGTTTTCGAATCGATCCATAAGGCTGTTTATTGATTCGATGGAATACCCTAAATCAAAAGCCATTTGTTTTTTTGTAATTGAGTACACTCCAATTTGAGTCGTGTTTGGATTAGTGATGAGATACAAATAAAAGTACCTGTCCTCTGGTGTCATTTCTTCTGTAACCCTAGGGTCACTCCAAAATGTTGTGTAGACTTGGCGGAATTTTGCCACTGATTAGCCCTCCATTTTCTCTTTTTGAATATTTACTGGCCATTAAATATTTCAGTAAAATGCTTATCCAAGAAAGCTGCGGTTTTAGCTGCGTGAAAACTCCAGTTCTGTCCTTTTGATTTTGGATAGAAAACAAATCCTCCATTTTCTGAATCTAAAATTTTTCTAAAGCGACTTGGATATAGTATTTTTTCCTTTATCCACTCGCTTTTTCGCGAAGTTTTTTTCTCAAGATCTTTCATATTCCAGTAAACTCCAGAAAGCGATTGTTCTCTTAAATTTTGAAGCTCCACTTTGCTTATAAGAATTTTGTCAGCTGGAATTGGTATTGATAGATTGACATCAAGAACTTGATCCAACATTTTCACCTCCTTACTTTTGTTCTCTCAGGACAATTAAACTTCAAAAAAAATAGATATTTTCATACCAATTTTTTTCGAAATTTGTTCAATGGTCTGTAAAGTTGGTTTTGCTTTCCCATTCTCAATCTTACAAATGTATGAAGTTGTAAACCCAAGCATTTTAGCATAATCCGTCTGTGATAAGTTGAATTCTTTTCTTTTTTTCTTTACAAGAATTCCAAATTCAACAAAATCAATCATTTGATTCACTTCCTTCTTTGTCCTATTAGGACAATTTAAGATTAACACAGGACCTGTATCTTTGACAAGTTGTTTTTCGAATAAATTTCCCGATAGGAAAATCATATGCTATAATTGTTATTAAATAGGGCGGATGTTTTTATAAAAAAAGTAGGTGTAAAGAATGACGAGCGAAACACTTGGGCAAGCTGTAAAACGACTAAGGAAAGAACACAATAAAACCTTAGAAGAGGCAGCGAAGGGAATAGGTATTACTTATAGCTATTTATCTAAAATCGAACGAAACGCTCAGCAGCCATCAGTAAAAACAATTGAAAAAATCGCTGACTTTTTCGGTGTGCATAAATCTGTATTGTTTTTTGATGATGAGAGTTGGGACAATTACAGTGAATCGGAGAAAAAAATACTTTCATCTCCCACTATATCAATTGAAGATCTAAAAAAAATAAATATAGTTGACAAAAAAGGTGAAAAAGTTACGACAGAAGAACTTGAGTTGTTAATAAGGTATTTAGAAGACCTTAGAGCTTTGAAAGAAAAACACTTAAAAAGTTAACCACATTTTTTCTTTTTTATATCTTTGTTTAAATCATTAATAATCTTATCTAAAAATTCTTCTAGTTGAACAACCATAATGAACCTCCTCTAAAATAGATCGTACGTTCTGTTTCGTGAGTTTAATTTTATATCATTAGTGCAATAAATTGAATAACATTTTCATAATTTCCATTTTCGTTTTTTTTTTCAAAAAGGAAATTCCCCCAAAAAGCACGAAAGACGATGCCTGCTTAAGGCAACGTCTTTTAAAATTAACTATCGGGCTTTTTGAGGTGAAGGTTAGGCTCCTACTTTAATTTCAGCAGTTTGTACATCTCCTTTTGTAATTACCGAGGATGTGAACGGATTACTCAAGAACACTAAAAGTGCTATGCTGAAAACTAAAATAGAGATTGAAAATTTCTTCATTTTTCCACCTCCTTACTAACCCATCTTAAATTCAATTCCTGAATTTTTCAAGTGGATCTTTGGCAGATTAGCGCGAAATCTATCATTTTCCTCTGTGAAAAGATACAAAGAATGCAATAATTTTTCTTTTGACTTTTCCCTAACTCCATCTAAAAGAAGAGCATATTTTCTGTAATAATCATCTTCATAGAATTGATTGAGATTTCCTCCCGATGCTAGAATTTTTGTAAATGGAGTCACTTGATACTGCTCATCTATATGCTTATTCCAAAAAGTTTGTAAAATTGCTATCTCTTCTTTGTTCTGGATTAGTTCTTTAATACGATCCGGGTGCTCTTTTAAAACGTCTATACATTTTTGATAGTAGTGTAAAGATTTTTCGTATGATTCAATAATGTAAGAAAGCCCTAATGTGTAATAAGCTTGTAAATTTAAGTTTATGCTAATGTCATCTTCGAGTAATGAGTAAGCTGAACGTCTAGCTTTTTCAACATTGTTTTCCTGCTTGAGATAGATATTAATTAGTACCTCTTCAAGTCTAGCTGAAAACGATAATGACAGAAATGGATCGTTAACATTTTTAATCTGTTCTTTGATCTTCTCTATTTGATAAAGCGCTATCTCATATTTGCCTACATCGTAATTAAGATACATTTTTAAAATATCTATGAGTATCTGTGGTTCAATTTCGGTAGACTGTAATTTATTTAATTCGCTTCGAAATTCTTCACTTCCTAATTCTAATCTATATTTCAGGATTAGGCGGTAAATAATAGACCAAATATCATTTTTGTATTTATCGTTAATTAAAACATTGATAACATCAAATTGCTTTTTTGAGTAACAGTATTCTAAAGATGGTGCGAAATTCTTTTTTTTAACACCGTTCAAAAAATAATTCTTCATAATTCTAATTTCATCTTCAGGAGATATTGCCTGAACAATTTTTCGAATCATCCAAAAGGCGATTTCTTTTCCGCAAAAGAATTTACTTAGATAGCTCTCGCTTATTCCAATTCTGTCAGCCAAGTTTTTTTGAGTTTCGTTTCTTTTTTTTAATATTTCTTGCAAATGTTCGACATTAGATTTTTCTTTGACTGCCATAATATCACCTTTCCAATTACATTTTACCATTTTAATTTGAAATATTTTGTCGAAGTATGGCAATTGTATTTAGAATTTTTTGATTTTTTAAGTGAAATTTATTCCTTAATATACTTATTATACCTTAAATTACACTTTTTATCTAAAGGCAAAGACAGTCTTTTCAATATTTCTAGATGATGCTATCTTATTACTGAAGTAGGTATCTTATAGGAGTGAAGATATGGCTAGTTACCAAAAGAGAGGAAAAACATGGCAATACTGCATCAGTGCTAAGCCAAAACCAATTAGAAAAGGAGGTTTTAAAACTAAAAAAGAAGCACAAGTAGCCGCAGCTGAAATTGAAGATAGGCTGAGACAGTTTAAAAGTCCAACCTTAACAAAAATTTTATTTGATGAATACTTTAAGAGTTGGATGGATGTTTATAAAAACGATATAGAAGATATTACCCTAAACAGCTACCATACCACTCTTCAAACAATAAAAGAAAATTTCGACGGAAGATATATAAATGATATTAGCAAACGTGAATATCAAAAATTTTTAAATGATTTTGGCTCTAGCCACGCTAAACAAACCGTTAGAAAGCTGAACACCCATATTAGAGCTTGTGTGCAAGAAGCGATCGAAGAAGGAATTATCCAAATAGATTTCACTAGGAAAGCGAAATTAATTGGCAAAGTGGAATCAAAGCGACCAGAAGAAAAACATTTAAGCTATTCAGAAAGTCAATTCCTTCTCAAAGAACTTTATCTTCGGAAAGATCGATCTATCGGATATTACTTGCTGATACTTGCTCTAACTTCTGGTATGCGTTTCGCTGAATTGGTAGGTTTAACTATAGAAGATTTCGACTTCAAATTAAATGAAATTACAATTAACAAAACATGGGATTACAAAACAGGAAAAGGTTTTACAACTACAAAAAATGACCCTTCTAATAGAGTGATTAAAATGGACACTAAAACAATGGCTCTTTTTCGAGATTTATTTAATGACATACCAAAAAATCACCATGGACTAATTTTTATTAGTCCTATGAATCCCAAGAAAGTCTTAACTAACGAATTTGCAAATAAAATACTCAGGAAAACTTTAAATGATCTTAAGATTGAACCAATAACTATTCATGGCTTAAGACACACTCACGCAAGTATACTTCTCTATAAAAAAATATCTATTTATTATGTATCTGAGAGGCTGGGGCATGCAAGCATTGATACTACACTTAAATATTACGCACATGTAATTAAAGAACTTAGGGAAGAAGATACTCAAAATACACTTGTTCTATTTCAAGAAATGCTTTCTCTTAAAGATGCATCTGAATAAACAAGTGCAAAATTTGTGCAAAACAAAATTGTTTTATAACGTTTTTTATCGTTAACTGCCTATGGTTAAATTTCTCTGATAAGAATAAAAACCCTTTATTTACAAAGGGTTTTTGATCTCTTCTCATTTTATAAAAAACTCTTATCGAATACCTCAAACGCGCTCGGAGGGATTCGAACCCCCGGCAGACGTGGTACCGGAAACCACCGCTCTATCCAACTGAGCTACGAGCGCACGATATGTTTTTTGAACGTCAGCATATCAAATTATAAGGGAAATGCTGCAAGAAAGCAATGATTAATCGCTATCCCTGTCGATGCATTTTCTTCATTCCCATACATATACTCATATGATGGTTTGAAGTGGAAGAGTTTTGGGGAAAATGGATAGGGGTATTTGATTTTAGGTCAGCATTTTGTTTGACCTTTATTGACCAAAAATGTATCATTGAATTACATACTTACCTAAAAGGTGAAGGAGGAACATTATGAATTTAATACCTACAGTCATTGAGCAAACAAATCGTGGGGAAAGAGCTTACGACATTTATTCTCGTCTTTTAAAAGACCGTATTATCATGCTTGGTTCTGCGATCGATGACAATGTTGCCAACTCCATCGTATCACAGCTTCTCTTCTTAGAAGCCGAGGATCCAGAAAAAGATATCTCTATCTACATTAACAGCCCTGGCGGTTCGATCACAGCTGGTATGGCCATTTATGACACGATGCAATTTATTAAACCAAAGGTATCAACTATTTGTATTGGTATGGCTGCATCTATGGGTGCGTTCCTGCTTGCTGCTGGTGAAAAAGGTAAGCGTTATGCCCTTCCAAATAGTGAAGTGATGATTCACCAACCACTAGGTGGTGCGCAAGGTCAAGCAACAGAAATTGAAATTGCGGCAAAACGAATCCTTTCTTTACGCGATAAACTGAACCAAGTACTTGCTGAACGTACTGGTCAGCCAATTGAAGTCATTGAGCGCGATACAGATCGTGACAACTTTAAAACAGCGGAAGAAGCACTTCAATACGGACTCATTGACAAAGTCTTGACCCGTAATACAGAAGAACAAAAATAA